GGCAACCAGCTCGACCAAACCATGGCAGCATACGAGGCTGAGATTGCCGCACTGGAAGCGGCCAAGAGCAAGAGGTCCACGTCGGCTGCGCAAAGCATCCAGCTGGACCAGAAGATTGCCGACGCGCGCGCAGGCATGGTCAAGGCGCAGAAGGACGCTGACAGCCAGCTTGAAGTGCTGGCTACCAACGAGACCGGGCGCCTCGCTAAGCAAGAGCGGGCAATCAGTACGTACGTGCAGGCGCTGGGGCAGCAACAGCGGGCCTTGGAGCTTGCAGGTCAGCGCGCAGTTCTCGGCGTAGGGCAGGGCGATCGCCAGAACGCGCTCAGCGGCGAACTGAACAGCCAACAGGACCGGTTTGCTCAGCAGTCGCTGGAGCTTGCCAACCAAAAATCCGACCCGTCGCGGAATATGTCGGAGGAAGAGTTTAAGCGTAAATCGCAGGCTCTCGCAGACGCGAACAAGGCCGCGACGGACCAGATCCGGCAGAACTATGCGGATGTGGAGAATGCCCAGGGCGATTGGACGAAGGGTGCGACTGCGGCATGGGACAACTACCTGGACTCGGCGCAGAACATTGCAGGCCAGACCAAAAGCCTGTTCGGCAACGCCTTCAGCTCCATGGAGGATTCAATCGTCAACTTTGCCATGACCGGAAAGGCGTCGTTCTCGGACTTCGCCAAATCGATCCTGGCCGACATGGCGCGTATCGCTACCCGCCAGGCTAGCTCGGCACTGCTCGGCAGCCTGGTTGGTGCGGCGGCGAGCTACCTCGGCGGCAGCGCGGCCGGTGGTGGGAATGGTATGGCGGCTGGTTCTGCAGGTGCCACATCGTCGAACCTCGGGGCGTCCTCGGCCGGTTACTCCAGTACCTACTTTCCACAGGCTTTGGGCGGCGCATGGTCAAGCGGCGTGCAGATGTTCGCCGACGGCGGCGCATTCACGAACTCCATCGTCAGCAAGCCTACGGCTTTCGGTATGGCCAACGGCAAGACCGGCGTCATGGGTGAGGCGGGTGAAGAGGCGATCATGCCGCTTACTCGAACCTCCAGCGGCAAGCTTGGGGTCATGGCTATGGGCGGTGGTGCCGCTGGTGGCACGCAGATCAATGTCGAGGTGCACATTGATGGAGATGGTAACGCCTCGTCCACTTCTGACGACCCAGGCTACGACCTGTTCGGCAAGGAGCTGGCGACCTTCGTCGAACAGAAGTATCAGGAGCTGCGGACGAAGGACATGCGCCAAGGCGGCGTCATCAACAAAGCAATCAAGGGGCGCTGATGGCTATCGAACGTTTCACTTGGGCGACGGAGAAGGGCGCAGAGGGTGATATAGCCCAGCGCGTTCGCTCCAAGAAGTTTGGCGATGGCTACGAGCAGTCGGTCGAGGATGGCCTCAACAACCGGGCGCAGTCCTGGCCGGTGACCTTCACCGGTTTGAAGGGGCGTATCAAAGACATCATGGCGTTCCTTGACCGGCACAAAGGGGCGAAGGGCTTCCTCTGGGAGCCGCCCCTGGGTGAGCTTGGCCTATACAAGTGCAACGGCTACAAGCCGGTGCATCGCGGCGGCCAGGTCTACGCGATCACCGCCACTTTCCAGCAAACCTTTCACCCCTGAGATAACAGCCCATGGCACTGATCGCGGACATCCAGAAACTGGAGCCCGGCGGCGAGATTCGCCTGTTCGAAATTGATGGTACCGAATACGGCGCCGATTACCTGCGCTTCCACGGTCACGCTATCCCGCACACGCCAGAGGAATTGCTTGCCTACGAAGGCTCTGAAGAGGATCTGCCCGCCAAGTCGATTATCTGGCAAGGCCAGGAGTACGCGGCCTGGCCTGTTCAGATTGAAGGCATTTCTTCGAGCAGCGACGGCACTGCCTCTCGGCCCACGTTCGCTGCCGGCAACGTCAACGGGCGGGTCACGGCATTGTGCCTGGCCTTCGAGGACATGCTGAAGTTCAAGCTGACGGTCCGTGAGACGCTGGCGCAGTACCTGGACGCGGCGAACTATCCTGACGGCAACCCAACTGCTGACCCGACACAGGAAGCGCTGGAAATCTGGTACATCGACCAGAAAACCAGCGAAGACGGCGAGGCGGTGGCCTGGGAGCTGTCTTCCCCGGGTGAGATCGACAACCACGGTTTGCCCGGCCGGCAGATGACGACGCTGTGCCATTGGAGCATGACAGGGGGATATAGAGGCCCTGATTGTGGATACATCGGCCCGTACCGTGACATTGATGGAAACCTCACGGACGACCCAGCAAAGGACGACTGCGATGGGTGCCTTTCGACTGGTTGTAAGGTGAGATTCGGCGAGAACAACGAACTGTCCTTCGGTGGATTTCCCGCCGTTTCCCTGATTGCCCGGAGCTGACCATGCGCAAGCACATCATCGCGGCTATCCAGGCCCACGCGGCGGCCCAATATCCGAAAGAGTGTTGCGGCCTACTGCTGGCCATCGGGCGCAAGCAGAAGTATTTCCCGTGCCGGAACATTGCCACGGAGCCGAGCGAAGAGTTCAGGCTCGACCCCGAGGACTACGCCGCGGCGGAGGACTTGGGCGAAGTGATCGGCATCGTTCACTCGCACCCGGACGCTACCAGCAGGCCGTCACCGCATGACTTGGCCATGTGCGAGGCCACGGCCTTGCCTTGGCACATTCTGTCCTGGCCAGAGGGCGACATGCGCACGATCACGCCAACGGGCAGTACGCCGCTGCTCAAGCGCCCTTTCGTGCATGGCGCATGGGACTGCTGGCAGGTATGCGCTGATTGGTATGCCCGCGAGTGGCGCCTGGAGTTCGAAGCCTTCCAGCGCACCGACGGTTGGTGGGAGAGCGCGGAAAACGCAAGCCTGTACGAGCAGTACTACGAGGCGGCCGGATTTGTACGCGTCGACCGACCGCAGCGGGGTGACATGATCATCATGCAGGTTGGTCGCACCGTTCACCCGAACCATGCCGGGATTTACCTGGGTGCCGACCCCGCATTGCCCGGCGAAGATTCCGGCACGTTCGGGCCAGGCCCGTTCCTGCTGCACCACCTGTACGGCAGGCCTTCGGAAATCATCGTCTTCGGTGGCCCCTGGTATGACCGGACACGGCTTATCCTCAGGCACAAAGACGCAAAACAACCTACATGACGCGGCATGGCGCTGGGCGTAGTTTCATTAGTGGATCTGCTTTGGTTCGAGCAACTTCAATTGACTCTGACTGTTGATGCGGCCTAGCCTGATTGCGCCACGAAGGACCCTGGTAATGCGGCGCCTTCGTGCAACCGAAACATAATCAAGGAGCGAAAAATGAACCCGGTTAGTCGTAGAGAAAAAGCGCGAGATGCTAAAGGCAATGAAGTTTTGAAGGTTGAGTATCTCGGAAAGGTAATGAGAGCCAATGTAATGCTGGGATCTAATCAGGCTGAAATTGATAATTCCAAGATCCCCGACGGCGCTGATATGCAGCTGAATATGATTTTGGACCGTGCAGTGGTCGCAAAAGAGGTTCGAGAGATGCTCGATGAGGCCAAGAACGGTAATCACATGCTGTTCATGTGCCGGACATTCAACATCAGGAAGGATGTGTTGACCGCTCTCGGATTTGTCGAAGGCGCGCTCACCGCATAGGAAGGGTCGAGCTCTAGTGATACGCTCCCTCCTTTAACCAGGAGGGATGTCATGCGTATTTTATTGGCTTCGGTCATCGCTGTTTCTGTGTTGCTGGCTGCGTGCTCGACACCCGGCGATCTTAAAAAAAATGCCCCAACAATCAGTTCCAGTAGCAAGAAGTCGCCAAAACAATACGCACTTTGCGTTTTTCCGAAATGGCAGGAGGAGCGATCGACCTCAACAATGTCCGAAACGGAAGATGGCTATCGCCTTATTGTGGCGACAGACATGATGGCAGACGAAGTCCTTGAAATCGGAAGATCTGGAAGTGGAAGCAGGGTCGCGCTATATCAGCGCATGCCCTGGGCAAAAATGGTGGGGCGAGGCGCAATAGAAGACGCGGTTCGCAACTGCCTCTAACCGATTATTAAGACAAACCGCCCTACGGCGGTTTTTTTACGCTTGGAGAAAAGCAATGGCAGCAATCGCTATTGAATATGCACCAATAGAAACTGTCCGGCTCGGTGGGCAATTACGCCAATTTGGCAAAGAGTACAGGCTGGCGGTTCGCAGTCCAGCAGAGGCAATTAAGGCTCTTTGCGTCCAGCTTCCTGGGCTTGAACGATTTATTAGTTCCGCTAAAGCGCGAGGTCTTGAGTTCGCAGTTTTCCGTGGCAAACGGAACATTGGCGAGGCAGAGATTGGCTATCAGGGGCGAGGCGTGATTCGTATAGTCCCAGTAATTACAGGCTCCAAGCGCGCAGGGATTCTTCAGACCATCATCGGTGCTGTCCTGATAGTTGCGTCATTCTTTGCTGGTCCGGCTGGCCCGGGCCTGATGGCCGCCGGTATCGGCCTCGTCGCCGGCGGCGTAATCCAACTGCTCAGCCCCCAGGCTGGTGGTCTGAAGACCAGCGCTGCACCAGAGAACACGCCCGGCTACGCCTTCGGCAGCGCCAAGAACACCACGGCGTCGGGTAACCCGGTACCGCTCTGCTACGGCAAGCGCCGGGTTGGTGGTGCGATTATCAGTGCTGCCATTTATGCGGAGGATCAGATGTGAGCATGTCGATCAACGAACCTAATGAGCCAATGGTCCAGGCTGCGCTGGAGCACCTGGATTACCTGCGAGCTTCATGTCGGATCAATTTGAATTATTACATCGATGAGAGAGTTATCGCTGATCTTTACCGGATGATGGAGGCTGTTCGGTTGCGAAGTGCTCAGCCTCAAACTTAGCGATAAAGCTTTGATTTCTTTCAAGGGCGTACTGAGCCGCTTGGTCTAGATAGCCGCTATCAAATTCATACCGATCCACACCCCAGTCAGTGCCACCCAATGAGCGACGATTGATAGAGCGCATACAGATTGCGGCGTTGGCAAGCAATATGGCGGCTCTAGCGATTTCCCAGGCGATCAGCTCAAGATCCTTCCGTGTGTAATTGCGACTTTCTGGAGGTTGTTCTGGTTTAGCTTTCAGCGAGTTTGTAGCCAGCCCGTCATCGCCCTTGGTAACCGCCCACTGCCAGTGGGCGACAGCGTTTCTCTTCGGAATTGATTTTGTGAAGTCAGCGAGTCCCTCTAGGAGCGAGTCGTGCAGGGTGGCCGGACGGATTCGGTGCATTTCAGATTTGATTACGGTAACCATTTTTTCTGCATTCAGATTGGCCTTTGATACAAGCAAATACATCTGGCCTTTGTCGAGCGACATGACTGCACGAAAAATATCGTGAATGGAGCGCTCGCATTCTGAGTAGTTGACCATGATCTGGCCTATTTCTCGAAGTAGTTCCGGCTGCGGCCCAATTTGGTACTTCATGCGACGCTCCAAGTCATTGCGCCCATGTAGCTGAGCGTCCTAAAAAGGCAGAACGCTACTACTTCAGTGTCCGCTGGTGTTACTGGCATTCCATCCACGCTGTACAAATACCCACGCCGCCCATGAGGCGGTTTTTTATTGCCTGGAGAAAAGCATGGGCGCAGCACGCAAGATTGATATCCACGGCGCCAAGGGCGGCGAAGAGAAACCAAAGACGCCAACAGAAGCCCCGGATAGCCTGCGCTCCGTTGCCATCGCTAAAATTCTGATCGCGGTGGGCGAGGGTGAATTCGAAGGAACGCCCACGGCCAAGGACATTTACCTCGACAACACGCCGCTGCAAGACCCCCAAGGCAATATGAACTTCCCGAACGTGAAGTGGGAGTGGCGCACCGGAGCCGTGGACCAGACCTATATCCAGGGCATTCCCTCAATCGAGAACGAAACCACCATCAGTACCGAACTGCGTAGCGGCACACCATGGGTTCGGGCCATCACCAATACCCAGCTTTCGGCCGTGCGCGTTCGTTTCGCCTGGCCGGCGCTCCAGTCTGTGGATTCGAGCGGCAACATCAACGGTTATCGGATCGAGTACAAAGTTGAGCTGGCCACCGACGGCGGCGCCTACCAGCAGGTGCTAAGCGAGGCTGTAGATGGCAAGACCACCAGCCTTTACGAGCGCACTCGCCGTATCGATTTGCCAAAGGCGACCACTGGATGGCTGATGAAAATCACGCGCCTGACCGTCAACCAGAACAACAATAAAATTTCCGACACTATGCAGATCGCCGGCTTCACCGAGGTGATCGACGCGAAGATTCGATACCCGAACACCGCGCTGCTCTACATCGAGTTTTCAGCCGAACAGTTCCGCAGCATCCCGGCGGTAACCGTCGAGACCAAGCTGAAGAAGATGCAGGTGCCGAGCAACTATGACCCGGTGTCGCGTACTTACTCGGGCGTCTGGGATGGCACGTTCAAGCAGGCCTGGACCGACAACGCGGCTTGGATGACCTACGACATCACCACGGCCGACCGCTTCGGCCTTGGCCGCCGCATCAAGCCCTGGATGGTGGACAAGTGGGAGCTATACCGCATCTCGCAGTACTGCGACCAGCTAGTGCCGGACGGGAAGGGCGGCCAGGAGCCTCGCTTCATCTGCAACCTAAACCTGCAGAGCAAGGCTGACGCCTGGTCGCTGCTGCGCGATATCTCAGCGATTTACCGGGGCATGACCTACTGGGCCCAGGGCCAGGTATTCACGCTGGCGGATATGCCGCGCGCTACCGACTTCGACTTCGCCTACACCCGGGCGAACGTGATCGACGGCAAGTTCACGTACTCCAGTTCGTCGGAGCGCACCCGCTACACCCGGGCGCTGATCAGCTACGACAACCCGCTGAACAACTACGACACTGATGTCACGGCTGTGACCGACCAGAAGCTCCAGCGGCGCTATGGCGACAATCCGCTGGAGATCAGTGCCATCGGCTGTACTCGTGAGTCCGAGGCGCAGCGCCGGGGCAAGTGGGCGCTGCTCACCAACTCCAAGGATCGGGCCGTCAACTTCAGGGTAGGGCTCGACGGACGCATTCCGCTTCCTGGCTACGTGATCCCGATCGCTGACGAACTCCTGGCCGGTCGGCCGGTTGGCGGGCGCATCTCGGCGGTGAACGGCAAGGTCATCACCCTGGACCGCGACACCCAGGCCAAACCCGGTGACCGGCTGATCCTCAACCTGCCAGACGGCAAGTGTGAGGGCCGTACCGTGCAACTGGTCAGCGGCCGGCAGGTCACCGTCACGGTGGCTTACTCCGTTACGCCAGAGCGCGAACTGGTGTGGGCGATCGATGCTGACGACCTGGCCATCCCGCTTTATCGGGTGGTGAGCGTGGCGCGGCCAGAGCCTGGAGTGTTTGAAATCTCGGCCGTTCAGTACGACCCGAGCAAGTTCGATCACATCGATACCGGTGCCCGGCTGGAAGAGCGGCCAATCAGCGTTGTGCCGATCACCGTCGTTCCGGCCCCGGTGAGCGTCGATATCACGTCGAACTACTCCGTTGACCAGGGCCTGGCGATCAGCACCATGAACATCTCATGGCCTGCCGTGGCTGGCGCGGCCGCCTATGACGTGGAGTGGCGCAAGGACAGCGGCAACTGGATCAAGCTGCAGCGCACTGGCGCGACGAGCGTTGACGTCACCGGCATTTACTCGGGCGCCTACGTGGCCCGGGTGCGATCCGTGAGTGCCTTTGAGATCTCATCGGTCTGGAAGAGCTCCAACCTAACCAACCTGGAAGGGAAGGTGGGCTTACCGCCGGCGGTGGCGTTCCTGCGCACCACCAGCGAACTGTTCGGCATCGGCATCAAGTGGGGCTTCCCACCAGGTGCAGAGGACACCCAGCGCACCGAGCTCTGGTATGGGCCGGCCAATGACTTGTCGTTGGCCACCAAGCTTGCCGACCTGGCGCATCCGCAGGCCGACTACCGGATGCAGTCACTGTTGGCTGGCGCAACCCTGTTCTTCTGGGCGCGCCTGGTCGACCGCACCGGCAACGTTGGACCGTTCTTCCCGGTGGGCAACGGTGTGATGGGGCAGGCCAGCTCGGATGCCGGTCCTATTCTTGAGCTTCTCACCGGCAAGGTCACCAAGACCGAGCTTGGCCAAGACCTGCTCAGTGAGCTGGAAGGATTGCAGGATCAAATCGACAGCCTTGATGGTCTCGGCGGCTATGTCTCCAGCCAGGTCTACCTGAAAGGGCAGATGGTGGTGGAGGGGGATCGCATCTACCAGGCGAAGGTGGATGTCCCGGTCAACAACCCGCCGCCCAGCGCCACGTACTGGCTGGACGTGGGGCAATCGGTGGAGAGCGCCAACGGACTGGCGCAGCAGGTCAGCACCAACACGACCAACATCACCAAGCTCGATGGCGTCGTCACGGCTCAGGCCAGCACCACAAATGCGCTACGGGCTTCGGCGCGCGACAACAGCGGAAGCGGCGCCAAGGCCGATGCATTGAAGGGCTGGGCGAGTACTACCGCTATCGTCGAAGAGGCAAAGGTAAGGGCCTCTGCGATCGAGGCGGAAGCCACCAAGACTACGCAGTTGCAAGCCACTGTCGGGCAGAACACCGCGGCGATACAGCAGACCTCTTCGGCACTGGCCAACACAAACGGCCAGTTTCAGACCTTGTGGTCGGTGAAGATGGAAACCACCGCTGGCGGGCAAAAGTATGCCACCTCGTTCGGTCTCGGCCTGCAGGTGGACCCTTCTGGAGTCTCGTCGCAATTCGTGGTCAGGGCCGACACGTTCATGCTTTTGAACCTGGAAAACGGCACGCCCGTTTCGCCTTTCTCGGTCACGGGCGGACAGACCTTTATCCGCTCGGCCTTCATCAGGGAGGCTTCGATTGGCGTTGCCAAACTAACCCAAAGCCTTCAGTCGGCGAATTACGTCCCAGGTAAGACCGGCTTGATGATCAACTTCGTCACCGGTGAGTTTGAGCTGAACAGCACTGTTGGCGCTGGTGGTCGCCAGACGATCAACAATCGAGGCGGCAAGGTTTATGACGAGGGCGACGTCAAGCGCTACCAGTGGGGGGATCTTTCCGCATGAGTTACGGGATAAGAGTGTGGGGCCCGACCGGCCTCCTTGAGCTTGATGAAAACTCCTTTACTGTGCGGGTTGTTTACTCGGAGATTGTTCAGGCTGGCGTTCCGGCTCCAGGGCGAACTCGCTATATATCCATTCCAGGCATTACCGCGGCAACACATTCCGCTGTCTGTGTTCCAGTTGCCGCTTACGATACTTCGGGGCAGAGTGCGTACGCAATTCAATACACTCCGGTTGTCGGGAATGATGGTGTAGTTGTTTATTTTGGGAACCCAGCCCGCTCTAGCGGTCCTCTTGGGCTTGCGCCTCAAAGGCTGTTGGTTATGAGGTATCGCTAATGACCTATGGTGTAACTTTCACAAACAACAGCAACGTAGTCACCCTTGATTCTGAGTTTGCGAGGCTCGTGGTTCTTGAGAAAGGATCGTGGTCGGGTAACGGCTCTGGAGTCTACGTACCTTTCTCTAAAACGATTACAACGGCCGAGCCTCCCTTGGTTTTTGTAAGGCCAAATCTTTCGGTAACGCTTTGCTTTTGTGTGGTTCAAGGATCGGCCGGAGCTTGGACTGGTTTCTCTTTCTCGGGGATTGTGGGGCAAGGCACGTCTGGAAATTGGTTTGCCGCCGCCTTTAAGTCAGAGCCAACTGCAAAGTTCGGATTCCGAATTTGGGATGGGGCAGCCAATCTTCTATTTGACAGCGGTACGCCGTGTGCACAGTTCACGAGAACAATAACCGGATGGACCTATCTCGGCTCGTCTTCAACCGGGCAAGGAACGTCGCGATTAAGTTGGACTGCTGCATCTAGTCTCGCGTCTGGTGATTATATGTTACTCAACAACATCGCGATGGATATTGCGGGCGGCACTTCTAGGCAGGGCAATATGTATGCCGTTTGGGAATATCAAAATGACAGGCTTGTAATTCAATCTGTGGGTGTGGACCTTACAACGTCTCTATACATCCCTGTGGTTTTCGCTAAGCCTGTTTCTTAGGCTTTTCACAACTTACTTTGAAATCGATAACCGCCACGAGCGGTTTTTTATTGCCTGGAGAAAGCTATGGTTTGGCAAAGGGCTGGGACAGTCTCTGTTCAGAATGGCAGCACGACAGTTACGGGAGCAGGCGTGGATTTCGCTGCGTCCTCTAGGGTTGGGGATTCGTTCGTCGGCCCCGATGGTGCAACCTATGAAGTCGCCAACGTCGCGAGCGGAACGGTTATCTCGATTCTGCCCGCCTACAGAGGCGCAACAGTCAGCGGTGCCTCCTACGCCATCATGCCCGTGCAGGGCTACGACAAGATGCTGTCGGACGCCTTCAATAATCTGAACAACCAGTTCGGACCGAAACTGGCGGCGCTGGGCACGACTGGAAACTATGAAATCCTGCCAGTACTTAAAGGAGGGACGGGGAACGATACAGGCACAGCCATGAAACTTGCAGCTTCGGCAATGGTTGGAACTGTTTCTCAGTCGTCTGGAGTTCCTACCGGTGCGCTGATACAAAACATCACGAATGCAAATGGAATTGCAATTCGATTTGCTGATGGAACGCAGATTGCTCTTCGCATTGTGGGCCCTCACTCTGTCGGGCCTGGAGTGTCCCAAGCCAACGGTCCCTACGACTTTGCAGCGAGCTTTATCTCTACGCCTTTTATTTCAGCAAATACGCAGAGTAGCTGGTCCGGCTACATGAATATAAACCTTGAGGGCTCATCCGGGGGGACAACCAAGTCGAGCTACGTTTACTCCATTTTCAACAGGCACCCATCGGTAACGGTATCGGACGTTTTTTCTATGATTATCGCTGTAGGGAGGTGGTTCTGATGATTATTAAACTGTCGCCGCAGGTTCGGGAGGGTCAGCTTTCCGTCAACAAGCGCAGTGACGTTCTTACCATCAACGGAGAACGCTTTGATTTCAGAGCGCTTCCCGACGGGGCGGTACTTCCTGGTGCAGCGGTTGATTGTGAGTATGTGGTCGGCCCTGTCTCGCGCATTGATGGAGTCTTGGTCCTGACACTGCTTCTGCCCATCAGTGCAGAAGCCGGTCCCGCCGCCCGATTTCCAAGCGATATCGTCAACCCGCCAGACGGCAATGTGAGTTTTCCAGAATGAACAACATCGATTTCAGTCAGATGATTACTGCTGAGCAGCGCCAAGCAGTCGAACTGAAGGCGCAGCTTGATTCGGTGCTTTCATTGCGCCGAGCTGCATACTTGGCTGAGTCCGACCCGCTACGCATGGAAGCAGACTACGACGCACTGAGCCAAGGCCTTGAGCCTGACTACAGAGCTTGGTTCGCCTCGGTAGCAGCCATCAAGGAGCGCATTCCACTTCCGGCAACCCAAGGCACCGCCGAATCCTGATGCGCCACTGAATACCACGCCCGCCTTGAGCGGGTTTTTTATTGCCTGGAGAAA